TCTTCTTTTGAAAAACTATTAGCCATGATTGACTCCTAAAAAAATTACTTGGGTGCTGATCGTTTCTGCGCCCGATACTGAATGACTTTCGTCATGTTGCCAGTACGTGCTGCTTCTTCTCTCAGCCGTTCGAGGGTTGAGTCCACCGCACCTGAAGATCGTCCAGTTCCCGAGACGATACGCTCTGGTGCGGGTGCTGCTCTGCGATTGGTAACTTTCAATTCTTTCTCCAGTTTCGCTACCGCAAAGGCAAACTTTACGGGGTCTTTGATGTCGGACAACTCCTTGGCCTTCTTTGGGTTCTTGCCAAGTGCGTAGACGACAAGAGCAGGATTATCTGCACCTTGCAGCATGACGCCTTGCTGGGTGATGTTGAAGACTTCCAGGGCCACGGCCTCGGCATCCTCAAAATCCTTGACTCGCAGCTCAGCTTTCGCCTTGCCGTAGCCATCCAGTTTGGCTTTCCAGGCCTTCTGCTGATTCATAACTTCAGCTTCTTGCCTGGCGCTGGCCTCATCGGCTTGACGCTTACGCTCAAACCAGTCGGCCAATGCTGCCTCGAATTTATCAGCATCGTAATCGTGATCTTCCAGCTTCGGCTTTACTCCCAGCACGACCGGCTTGGTCTCAGTCTGTGCGGTTGTTTGCAGCTTATTCTGCAGCTCACGGTTCTGACGTTGCAATTCTCGGTTCGTCTTGCGCAGCTCGCGTACCCATTCAGGCGCATGAGTCTGTTCTTCGGGAGGTGGCGCTTCCTCACCAATGCTGACAACAACTTCCTCGGTATCTTCAGTTTCCACCTCATCAACGGGTTCGTTGACTACGATTTCCTCTTCTTCTACCTCGATCTCGCTGTCATCAATTTCTGCCTTTTCAGTCATCTTCAACCCCATCAAACTCACCCATTAAAAACGGCTGGGTGGATACCGTTAATTACATTCTCGCCCTTTTTCTGTCATCTGACAACGGGCTGCACAATCTGGCCGCGCAATATCTGCTGCACGGCCTCTGCATTTGTGAGCGCCATATTCTGGGCGGTCTCGTCAACCTTGCCGAGCGTCTCCAGCGTCTTGGCTCGGCTCAGTTCAGCATCGGCCACGGTCTTGACGGTGTTGGCACGGGCCTGGGCGGCTTTGGCAGTGGCCTCTTCTGCCGCTGCCTGTAGGTACATGGCATTCGGGTCTTGGGGCTTGCCCTGCATCTCGGCCATGAGTTCCTGGGCCTCTTCCTCGGTGGGCTGCACCACGCCCATGCGTAGCAACTTCTTGCGGAAGTAGGCGTTTGTGTCGCTGAGACCTTCGCCCTCCATGTTCATCATGGCCATCGCGGTCAAGACTTGCGCAGTCTCTGGGTCTTGCGTCATGGCAAGCATTCCGGTCAAGGCACGGACGGTTGCCTGCTTTTTGCTGCTGCTGGACGGGCCAACCTCGGCAATCACATCAAAGGTGGCAGAGCTGAGGTCGTTCTCCATGACCATCGCACCTGTTTCGGTGTCAATCGCAGGCTTCATCAGCTCGACCACGCTGGACTCACCAGTCGGCGCAATGGCCTTCATCTTGCGCTTTTCTTCGACGTAAATGTCTCGCGCCATTGATAGCCAAATCTCGCCGCTGCGTTTCATGCCCTTGGCAAAATTGCTCATGTAGATGAACGATTGCATGTCCACACGGGTCTGGATCATCTCCACGGCTTTGCCAGATATGCCCGACACCATCTTGTCAGCCCCTTGCGGGTTGCCCAAAATTTCCTGCATGTCGGTCTCTGTGATCTGCAGGAGCGCGGCCATTGCTGGTGGTATCTGTGGGCTTTTTGTGTAGGCGATGGGGCCGCTGATTTGCTGCTCGCCGTTTGGCCCTGTGATCGGATTGACCAGCAGGTACGGGTAGTCCTTGAGGTTGTCCTCGGCCCACATGACCTGGTGGCCTGCCACCTGCTCTGGAACCAGGATTGGCTTCTCGACGCTGGACAGTGCGCTGATCTCGCCCAGCTTGGAGAGCTGCATGTTCTTCAGGCGCTGGGCATCTTTGGCCAAGCGCACCGCGCCCATGCAGCGTTCGATGTTGTCCACGAACCAGCGCTTGCCGTAGACCACCACAATCGGAATACAGTTGCCTGCAATGTAGCCAGCATCCTCAAGCACTTTGCCACCGGACATGATGTACTTGCGCACGCGCTTGCGCTTGACCTTTTTCTGCCGCACCTCAAGGGTTCCGATGGCTGCCAGCGTTTCCTCTAGGGTCTCGTCGGCTGCGAAGTCGGCAGAGCTGTAACGCTCCTCGGTGCCGTCAATGGCCTGGAAGATGCGGATGGTCTCGATCTTTTCCTCGACCTTGAAGTACTCAGCCACAAACACGACATCAGGCGTTGCCCAATCAAACTCATACTGGTGGATGATCTTGGGCCAGTCTGTGGGGTCGTCGTTGTAGATTTCTTTGTAGCTCTCGCGGGTCATGCTGGAGACCACAAAGGCATACTTGGCGTCCGACTTGTCCTGGCGCTTGGCATTCAGGTCAAAGAACACCGAGCTGTCGGCATCAAAGATTGGCTCCATGCGAATGCGCTGCCGGTCATCTTCGCCGTTCTCTTCGTCCTCGTAGACGGTGCGCAGCCGCCATGCACCAATGCCGCCGCCGACTGCCTCCTCGAAGGCGTTGTCGTAGGCCTCGTCTGCCACGGATGCCTGCTCGTCGGCACGATACAGGCCATCGCAAACCTCGGCCAGCTTGTCGTTGTCTGTGCCATCTTTGGACACATAGTCCACGGTGATCCGATTGTTGCGGTATTCATTGACGATGCGAATAACCGCCAGCATGATCTTGTTGACCTCAAACTTGGGCTTGTTCTCATACTGATCCCACAGTGGGCCTTCCCACTGGCTGCCGCACAGGGAGTAGAAGCGCCTGTCTTGCAGGCACTGCAGGCGCTCGTCCCGCAGCGCAGTCTGGATGTCATTGAACTGGCGCAGGGCTTCGCTGTGCAGATTCGAGAGCCGTTGGTCGTTTGAGATTCTGGCCATAGATTAATTCCTCAATTTGTGCAATTGTCTCACCACTTTTTCATATTGGCGATGGGGGTAAAAGCAACAGGCCTGGCTGCGCTTGATCGCCGCACGGCCTCGCAGGCATACCGCAAAGCGTCAATGACGTGGTTTTTCTTATCCTCAAGCACCGGCAATATTCTGCCGGTCAATGGGTCTTGCTTATAGCTGTAAAGGGTCAGCTCGTCAATTGTGTGGATGCAGCGTGGGTGGACAACGATGTCGTAGTTCTTCAGGAACTCGATGCCTTCCTCGACAGACTTCGGGCCTTTGATTGCCGTCATGATCTTGGGAAAGCCGTTCTTCTTCATGTGGCTGATGGTCTCTGGCCTGGCAGAGTCGGCCACGATGGGCCACTTCTCGGCCTCGGGCACGGTCATGAACAGCTCGGGGGTGTTCACGATCTCGCAGCCGATCATGTAGGCCTCGTAGTCAATGTAGAGGGTGCGGCCAATGATGTGGCAGCGCACCAGGGTGGTTGGATCGACGGCAAATCCCCAGTCTGCGCCGAGGCGGTGGATGGCGTCTGGCGGTGCCTCGAAGTCCTCGACGCGCCAGTTCTTGAACACTCGGCTGCTGCTGTTGGTCAGGTACTGACCCATCCAGACATGGCTGTACTTGTCGGGATCACGCCGCTTGTCGTACTCCATCTCGTCGCGCAGAACGTCTGGGAACCAAGGGTTGTCGGTGAAGTTGACCTTCAGGACGGTGGCATCTTTGGGCGGTGTCGGACCACGGAGCAAGAAGTCCACCGGATCGGACTGATCGCGTGGGTTCCAGGTGAACCACAGCTCTGAGCCTGGCTTGCGGATTGTTGGCCGCAGCAGGTCGAGGCTGGTCTGGCTCAGGCTCTGGGCTTCCTCCACCCAGGCGCAGTCATAGCCCTCCAGCGACTTGATCGAGTCGGCGGTGTGGTTTTGCATTCCCTGGAAGATGATCGCGCCGTCAGCCTTCTTGGACTTGATGACGACATCCTGCACCTCGAAGTAAGCGCCAGCGTTCATGTCCTGAATCTTGGTTTCCAGCAGGCGCTTGACGGACTGGTTCAGGGACTTCTGTATTTCGCGCACGCAAACGCTGCGCCGTTTCTGATCCATGATGTGGGCCTCGATCATCAGCTCGGCAAACATGTGCGACTTGCCCGAGCCTCGGCCACCCCATGCGCCTTTGTAGCGGCTTGGCTCCAGCAGGGGAAGCGCCCATTCGGGGGTTGCAAGCTGCAGAACGCTCATGTCTTGACGATCACGCGCTCAATACGTTGAACCAGCGGATTGGCAGGATCGCCAGAAACCTCGATCTTCTCGCCGTACTTCTTCGGGGCCAGCTTGGACAACAGCCATTTGCGGGTGTCTACCTGCAGTTTGTGCTTCTGCACCGCTGCCCAGTCTTTCTTGCCGTCTGGCTGCATTCCGACATCGGCATCGCTCAGCTCGATCACCTCGTTGGCAATGCGCTCGATCAGGTCTTCTCTCGCGCGCGCGTATTCTGCAGCCAATTCGGCGTCCTCATTGACCCACAGGTTAAACGTGCTTTGCGACAAACCAGCGGCTTCGCAGGCCTTGAAGGCGCTCAGACCGTTACGCATTCCGGAAAGCACCAAGCCTATCAACTCGGCCTTGTTCTCATGCCTTCTGACTGGCTTCTTTGCGCCAGTCTTTGCTTTGTGTGTTTTCGTGGTCATGCTGCATTGTCCTTCAGAATTTGCTGCCGCGCCATCTTCATCGCATCCTTGAGGTCAATCCTGAGCTGCTCGTTTGCTTCCTGCTCGGCCAGCAGGGCAGCGTAGCAGTCCTGGCAAAAGCGCACTAGGTTGTCGCGCTCCCAGGTTGCGAAGTTGGGTTGGTCGATTGGTTGTGTCATGTTAGTGCTTGCTTACTTTCCTGTGGATAACTTTGTCCCAATTTTCCCGCATCCCAGTGCCCCTCTGCCCCTCACCTATAGGTGTGAGGGGCGGGGAGGGGCGATTTTCTGG